ATGGCGAATGCCACATTCTACCTTCATAAACAAGGAGAGTATTGAATTCGTGTTTCTCAACATGGTATCTCTCCCAATGTTTAGTTTTGTATTTTGATGGATCAAAGTTAACATATGCATTTACTTTGTTAACTATCCTTTCTATCCGATAATTTTTATCAGATGAAACAAACTCCTCATCATACTCAGCGTGTCTCCAAAATGCAGTACCATTATCGGTACCATCCATCTCTTCGTCATAGTTCAATGCTAACACAGCAGCGTAGTGTGTGTCATCAGTATGAGGTGTAAGACTACACATTCTACACTTCTTTTCTACTTCGTAACTTTGAAATGTAAAATGAGAGAACTCTGGATCTTTCATTACCTTCTTAGATGCTTCAAAATAATTACTTAAGATGAATCTAAACTGAGGTAGTAACTGATTTGCTACGTGTCCCAATCGAGAAACATAGCCTGGCAAATTAGAAAACTCACCATCAACAGTAGATACATAATCTGCTGCCATAGCATATGCTCTGACTTGCTCTGGGTTAACAAAGAAATTTTTAATCTTAATAACTCTATTTTTTGCTTTACCTATGTGAAGTTGCTCCACTTCCCAATCTTTTGGATGTAAAGAATTTAATATTTTTGGATTAATTATTTTCATACCATTTCTAATTGATCTGCTTTTCTGTTTTCACCAAAGTAATTTTTAATCAAAGTGTCCTTACGTAAAACAAGAACGTGTAGTCCATTCCACCAGTGAGTAGGATTCTCTATGACTCCACTTAGTATTCTCCTCTCAAAAAATACTTCTAACTGATTCTCTTGTAGAAAAGTAACTGTAGCTTCAACAACACCATCAAAGTTAGCATCGTCTACCACAAGTATAAACTGATCATCTAAGAATGGAAGAACATGATTCAAGTTGTTCATCTGTTCCATCATATCATGATTTGCATCATAAAACAATATGTTTGGTTTAGCACCATCAAAGTCTTCTTCTGTCAGTTCGTCAATAGATGACTTAACAAATGTTGCATTTCCATTTTCATATTTTTCCCAATACTTTACTAGAGTATCATATGGATTTCCAACCTCTGTCCAATTAAGATGATCTGTCATTGGTCTAACATTTGATTCTGAGAAGTCATCTACACCAATGCATTTAGTATTGTTATTCATAGTTGCAGCAAAGAATGTGCTTCCAACAAAAGTTCCAAGTTCTAGATATACTGCATCATCATGAGAACATAAACTGTTAAGGAAATGTCTAATGCGATTAGAAGTTAATCCCATTGGTTCAAACCCATCAGAGTTGAAGTTAGAGTTCTCTTGCATACCATCGTCTATGGCATTCAATACTCTTTGTACATAATCATTTACTTCTACAGGTCTGTCTTGCTTCTTGAGATGTGCGTTAACAACGTTCTCACAATAGTTACAATCCCAACAATCAAATCCACAAGTTTTTATTTTCTCTCTCCACAAAGCAATAGGACTATCTTTTACTAGAAGATCATCCATATACTTATTAAACTCTGGAAACATTGTTTCTATATTCTCATTACCCCAAGCAGAAATTATATCCATGGACTCTTTGAGTTTCATAAAATTTTCTCTACCGTGCATTTTAAATACATCAATACCAAGATCTAAAAATTCATTCCAATCTGACTTCCAAGGAGGTAAATTAGCTGCTTTCAATGCGTGAGAGTTATCTTCTATATCCCACTTAGCACAAGAGTTTGTACTAATAGGATCATTAAAATATTGTGGATTATCTTTCGTTCTTGTGCTGTTATAATGATAGTGCTCATCCATCATAGAACAACCACCCCAACAACCCTCGTTAGTTAGAATAGATAAATCTACAGGTTTACCAATCTTCTCACAATATTCTTTTGCCTTCTTTATTTTTAACAGAGCATCTCTATCTCTCATTAGATCTCTGTCTAGATTAATGTAATGAAATCCTGCTTCAGCAAGAGATACGATTTCATTCGCTCTACTTACATTTCTAAGTATGGTATTCTTTATTTTTAATTCTGGAAATTCTTTTTGTAAGATTCCTGTAGCAACCCAACTAGTATGAGGTATGGTTACTGTTTTTACACCTAGTTCATATAACTGACGAAAGTTTTTTCTAAACAAATCTAAGTTTTCTAAGTCAGGTCTTACGTAAATATTATTAAACGTTGCAGATAGTGGTATGCCAGTTTCTTGATGAATAGCATACGCATTATAAAAAAGTTGAACTGGATCACCTTGAAATACATCACCCATAGCATCCTGATTAAAAGGAGGCATCCTACACGTGAAGTATAGATCAACAATATATTCTTTATGTTTTTTTAACCAAGGAATAAATATCTCCTCAGCAAATCTTGAATCAATCTTTGGATTTATTGGAAGACTGAAGACGGATTTTTTCTTTGGGGATGTCATGTTTCACTTCAGGTAGTTGAGGGGATGTTCCCTCATTGTTTAATTCAGAACCATTTATTTGTGGAGGAGTAAATTTACCTCCTTCCATTATATTAGCAACAGATCCACTCATCTGTTGTCTCATTTTTTCTACTCCTGCTCCAATAAGAGAGGAGTGATGAACTGCACCTGACAATACTTGAATTTGATCATCAGGAGGTAGATTCATAATAGAATCCATGTTACCAGTGCCAACGTGTCCAAAGGAGATCATATCGCAAGCAGCTTGTTTTGCCATACGACTGATCCAGTATTTCTTATCTTCTTCCTCATTGGTATCTAGATAATACTCTACTCCTTTAGATTTGTCTACCATCTCTTCCAACTGACCTGTGAAGTTTGCTATTTCTCTTTTACAAACTGCAACCTTCTGCTCCCAGATACTTCTATCATAGTACGCTTTTTCAATCTCAACCTCAATCATTTCCTTATCTAAAGGATCAGTTGCCTGTTTTAATGATCTATTAAGTTTCTTAATATCAATAGCGTTCTTGTCAAGACGATACTGCAACTCCACTCTAGTGTTGTCTCTAGACTGTAGTTCTAGCAATGCTTGCTGTACTTTTTTAAATGGTGTTATCTGTGTCCCAACTACAAAATTCTGGTTTTGATATTTGGTTTGACCACCTTCTAGTTTATACGAATGTTCTATCCAACCCTTTTCAGAATCCGAAAGTTCCATAAGCTAGTTCTCCATCAAGTCGTTGTTGATTTTCATCAATACGTCCTAACTTCTGACCCTGCTTAATCGGCATTCCAACATTCAAGTAATCTTCGTACAAGATGTTCATATCCCACATATTGTCACAGTTCCTGATCTGGGAACGTATTGCATGATATTTGCCTAACAATGAGGCGTAATCTATAAGATATTTATCATGGTTTTTAAGGACTCTTTTTACAAGTTCTCCTTTCTGCATTCCTCTCGTCATGCATAAGATATCTATAAAGGGAGTCTTCGCGTTCTCATCTTCGGTAAACCGTCTTGCTTCTTCAAGTTGATACAACCAACTCTCAGATTCTACATCACAACAATTTTTAAAGTTTTTAAATCTTAAATCAAACTCGTGTTCAATAACTAAGATTGCTTGCTTTTTCATATAAGAAAGAGCGAGTTGTATATTCTTAGATTCAACTCTTTTCTTTTTCTTAACGTGCACCATCTCACCTTTGTCATTCATTTCCATGACATAATCTTTATAGTGAGATCTTACCTCTCCTTGAAATCTTGGTGCGTTTATAAATTCTTTTTCATCTAATTCAATATATCTTTTGAAACAAGATTTGACTGTCTCAAATACAAGTTTATTCATCTTGACAGTTGATACATTATGAAAATTAAATACAACTGAATAAGTTGTAGAGTGTGGTTTTATATCTGCCATCCTCAATGTATCCTCATGGATAAGCATATAGATATAACCTTCTTTAATTCTTTCTTTGTCTTTAATAAACTTCTTAGTCTCTAATTCTAGAGGATGCTGAGGTACATATTTTGGACGTAAGAATTCCTCATCTTGTATAAGATCAGCAGGGATTCTTTTTTTCCACGCAGTATCTTCCTTTTCCTTTAGGAAGTTTCTGTTGGTTACAAATTTATTATTCTCCATTTACCTGTTTCTTCAATGCATCAAATTCTTTTTTCAAGTCTTCATGCTCTTTCTTTAGAATCATGAACGCTTGATAACTTGCAAAATCTGGTTGATTGAAATACATCAACGCATCGCTTCCTGTTTTAATACTTCCTGACATTACTGATACCTCAATCCTGTTACTGCAAATGCTCCAGTAAAACATGCACCAGATGATTGACCTTGATGACCTTTAGGTTCTGCTTTAAATCCTAAAACAACGTCTCCATCTGTAGCGTGGAATCTCTTCCAAGTTCTATTGTTCTGGTATCCACCACCACCTCCTGCATAGTTACCCAAACAGTAACCCCAGTCTTGACCCATACACATATTTTCTTCACCAGAAGATATGTCTAATTGGTTGAATGCACCACCTATTGATGAAGTTGTGACATCGTTAAATTTAAGCCATGGTAGTGTAACATTATTACCGTTACCATGATAGCAGAAACCCCACTTGGTTGACAAGTCTTTCTTCCAACCATCTCCACCCCATCCAGATAAACTGTAAGATGAAACGGACTCATTACTAAACTGTACATATCTTGCATTACCAGTATCACCAAATAGATGACATCTAGTTTCACCTTCAGATCCAGTAGCACCAGAGTTACCGAAACCATTACCTAGTCTTGTAGACATTTCAGTAACAAAGTTTAGTCTCTGTATAGAACCAGGACCTCCACCCGCTGTGTATCCTCTTTGTGTTTGTTGACCTGATGCACAACCAGGATCATCTGTACTGTCCCAACTATCTATTGATGCACCAATACTGTCTGGAGTAGAGTTATATGCATCTCCATGTCCGTATGTTCCATTAGGACCGAACGATCTATTAGTTCCAGTGTGTAGATTAATACTACTTACCGCTTGTCCAGAACCACCGTATGAGTTTTGTGTACCGTAAACATATCCGTTAAAGTCACCAAAGTTTCCATCAACGTATGATGCTGCTCTATCTAACTGGTCACCACGACAAATGGTTACGTCTGTTGCTTGATATATCTGATTAACTGTTCTCCATGGATTTGATCCTCTATAACCACCAACCAAATATCCATGTGTAAAAATACTTCTGTATAAAAATGATGATCCTATTGTTATGTTATATGTGCTTCCTTGATAATCATACCACTGTCCTGTTCCACTGTAAGGTTTATAATTTCCAGAACTTACAGATGGGTTTTGTGCGTTAACAGATCCAGTATCTGTTTTGTAAGGACCGAATTGGTTAGTACCGTAACTATTTTGAAATGCTGCTTGGGTTGATTCATCTGCAACAGCTGATCCCCAGAAAGC